GTGGCGGCGGTATTGGTGGAGCCGGCGGATTAGGTGGCGGTGGGGGTGGTAATGAACCATCTCCTGTCACATTTAATCTTTCACCTCTTCTTGTAATTGTTCTTTCACCCGATAATCTTTCTGTCACAACTCTACCATTTCTAGTAGATACAATTTCTGTTTGTGAACTGTTTAAGAGACCTTGTGCTTGATAAATCTCTGCACCCATTGAATCTGGATTACTTTGATTCGATGCCTGAGATGTTATTTTTAATTCTCTTTGTCCTGTTGGGAATCTTTGGAAGTTGTCATTAGGTATTAAGAACTTACATTCTACTTTACCATTACCATTTGTTTTTATTCCAACACCTTTGTTTGTTGTTCCATCTTGTGAGAAGTCAGCACTACTAGGTGTGACATAACCATCTACTCTGATACCATCAAAGTATACAAAGTGTTTTGTGTTTGGTTTTAAGTTAGTTCCTACTGCGGTTATCTCTCTACTTCTAATGAAAGGTATAACACTGACACTAACAACTCTATCGTTTCTTGTTTCTACAAAGTCTTCAACTACTGAAGTATTAACACCTCGTCTTGATTGAATTTCTGGTGTTTCGGTAATCTCTTTTGTTATGATTGTACCTTGAACCCATTCACCACCTTGAGCAGGGTCACCAGACCAATTGCCTGGAACAGATGCATCTACTGAAGAATTAACTACAGTTGGTTCACCAACCCATGTTGTCTGCCAGTTATTCCATATTGTTCCAAGTGAGTTTTGATTCTCTGCCAGAACAGCGTCAAAGTTTCCTTCTCTGTTGATTCTAACTTCTGGTAATTGTTCTGTATCATTCCATATATCAGAACCAGGAGTTAATTTGACATTACCTATAAATGCAAATACATGATATGGGTTAACATTGACATGTCTAGATGCCTTGTCTTGATTTACATATGATATTTGTGAGTAAGGTAATGTAATTAAATCACCAGTTTGTTGATAACCAGTTGAACCAGATGCATTTAATTCTATATCAAAGAAGTTTGATACTGATTCTGGTCTTAATTGTCCTAATTTAGTATCTATACCAACATGATAATCAGGATGAGATACATCACCAATTTTGTGACCTCTGAAGTTGTCTACTAAGAAACCAGATTTGAATCTATCGAAACCATCTGCATCTAGTATCTGTTTTGTTTGTGTGTCTTTTTCTAATAAAGACAATGCAGTAATTCTTTCTAAGTTTGTGACTCTCTGATTGATTTTACCAATGTCGCCCATTGTAAATCTTCTATAGTCTTTTGTTTTTACTTGTATTTGTTTTACATCTCTTGTAAATGCAGGTATAAACAATTCGAACATCTCTAAAGAATCATCAATTGAGTTTGGTCTTTGTGGTGTTAAGGTCGGATTACCTTGTGCAACTTCGAATTTTCCACTTCTATGTAAGAATACTTTATCGATTCTAGGTACATAGAACTCTATGTTAGACTTAATCATTGATGTTGGTAAAGGACATCTTGAATATGTTGAATGTGATGTCGTAATATCAGCGTTAGATACTCCTAATAGATTATCTCTAGAAGATTCAAAGTTTCTCGCTTCATATGAAAATGGAGATATTAAGTGACCTGTACCATTACCACTATTGTAGTCTGATACATCTAATATACTTGCAATATTGAATACATAACTTCCACTAACTAAAGTTGCATCACCAAATAGTTGACCAACTGATGGTCTAAAGTCTACTGCATCTGCAAGTTCGAATTGTCCATCTGGTTCAAAACCACCCAAGTCTACTTTGTTTGGTGAGAAGTTAGGAATGTCCTTATACGGAATACTTGTATATGAATTTACATCATAGAAATCACCAGAACCACCTGTAAACATATCAAACAATACTGTTATTTGATTATTTGGTGTTGTCTGTCCTTGTTTTAAAATAAGTTTTGCGTGGTCATAATAACCATCTCTTTGACCATTGTCTAAAGAGTATCTATTTGTGATTTCAGGAGAGTGAACTCCTAATGATGTTATGGTTGCAATTCCACCTGTTGTTTCATCTACTACTGTTTCGCCTGCGGTAAACTTTTCAGTTCCTAAATAGTAAAAATAACATGTTTGTGTATCAGCAAACTTCATAAGTTTAGCACGAACACCTGTTGTAGCACCTTTAAGTATATTTCCTGTTGCACTTGTACCAGATGTTAGAGTTATGACTGCATTTGGCGGTGTTGCAACACCACTTGTATCTGTTCCTGGAACTGCCTCAAATATACCTCTGATTTTGTATACATCTGAAACACCAAGAGATAGTTCTTTGTGGTCGTATGCAGTACCATAGAATGGATTATCTGCATGTGCATCGTTCTTAGTGAATCTTAATGCACGAAACTCTCTTAAGTTCTTTGATTTCGATGTTGGGTTAGTGACACTAACTGTATATGTCGCCCTTACGATTGCGCCAGCATCGGCAGCTGCACCCAATACAACTTCACCTGATGACACATTAACTGAAGCGACATCATCGCCTCCTAATACTACACCATTAGCTCTTGTTGGACTTCCTGTTGATTGTTTTACAACTGCGAACTGATAATTGTCATTGTTTTTAGGTTCAAATGACTCGTTTGATTCTTTTGTAAGTGTTATCTCACCAGAAGAACCAACTGTAAATTCTTTTTGATACTTAACTGTAATCTCTGTGGGTGTTGATTTACTTACATGGTCTCTAGGGAATGCAAATACTGTAGCAGATTGGTCTTGATTGTAAAGTTTTGCTCTTCGTCTAAGTAATCCAACTTGAACTGCACCGGTTGGCGCACTAATTGTAGTTGCATTTGAGTTGTCTGTAACCGAATCAATTACTTGTTCGGCACCAGCACCATCTAAAATTATATCACCTTTTCTTAGTTCAGTCAAGAAGGCAGTACCAACACCAGTCAAAGATTTATTACTATCGATTGTTGTTAGACCCGATATAATTTTGTCGTGGTCTAATGCAATATTGGCAGTAAAGTGTTGTGTTCCTGTTGTTTCAGAAGACTTAGTTTGACCAACACTTCTTGCATCTTCTACTTGAAAACTACGAACAGCAGTGATAGTAGAAGACGAACTGTATGTACCTTGTCCTTTTAGTGCAAGGGCATCTGTTGTTTTAAATGTACCAACAACATCATGTACCATAACATGATTGTTTGTAGTATCTGCATATGCAACAATACCTGTTGCACCAGATGCTGAACCTGTGACTTTATCACCTGCCTTAAAGTTGTTTGCGCCAACTGTACAACTTAACATTGTGAACATCTTGATATCAAATAGATATAGATTTTCATAACTAGTTGATTGTTCGTCAATGTTTCTTACTCTTGCAAAACCAATATGACCAACATAGTCTGCATCTGAATATGCATTTAATGTTCCTGCACTTGCAATTGCCTTATCAAAAAATTGAATAGCTTTGTATGACTCTGTATTTGTAGAATCACCAAACTCTGGTTGACCATGTGAATTTTGAATTCTTAATTTGTTTCCTAATCTAGCAGGTGTGTTTGCGTTTGTAAGCGACTCTGTTGTTCTTGCCTTGTTTAATGTTAAATTGGTTGTGCCTGTTTTATCAATAGAGTAACCTTTAACATATGCTTTACCAGGAGAGACTTGCATAACAAATTGACTCTCATCTCCACCTTGATACGCTTCATAGAATCCTCTATTGAATCCGTCTAGTAAATGTTCTCTAAATGAATGTGTGAATTGTCGTATTACAAAATCACCATTCGCATCAAATGTTCTTTGTGCAAGTGTGTTTTCTATATGATTGTATACTGGTCTTTTTACTTCTAATTCTATAACACCATTACTAACTCTTCCTAATTCTACAAAGTTGGTGTCGGTTGTAGCGGTTAATGTGTACTTATTAAGAGTTAGTGTAAACTTAAGTCTATCTGCACCAGCAGCGTTTTCATTTGTTGTTCCCTGTGAATTGTCTAGTAGAGTTGTATCAGTACCAGAACCAACAAGTTCTTCTACAATGTCTAGACCAATTCTAAAGGAAGGTTTACCATTATACTTTTCTAATACAATTGTTTGTGCATCTACTTTGACGAAGTATCCTCTTAAGAATACAACACCCTCATTTATACTTGCGATAGATGAACGGCCGACTGGTGAAAGACCAAGTGCAGCTACTTTGAATTCGTTGTTATTTGATGCAGTGGTTATTGCACCAGCGGCACTAACATTAACTTCACTTATCTCTTCAGAAGGACTAAATCTTTCTGAAGGATTTGTTGATGCAGTTTCGTCTGTACCATGTTGTAAATATCTTACAATAATAGTTGCTAAATCTGTTCCTGTAGATGCAACTGTTTTGACTACCTCTGCAACGACTCCAGTTGTCTCTCCTTGAATTAGTTTACCTGCGAAACCACTTAGATATGTAGCGATATCAGCTGTTCCAGTAGAGTTAGGATTAGTTGCCTCGACTTTAACATATTCGACATCCATGTCGATGTCTGATTCTGCACCATTTACAATCGAACCCTCTTTGAACATGTGATTACCAAATTTTTGTATTTGGTTTTGTAAGATTGATTGTGACTGAGTTAGTTCTCTTGCCTGTAGGGGTCTACCTGCTCTGAAGAGTACTTTGTGATAATTGTTATCCTCATTGTAGTCATCGTAGTATGGTGATATATTTAAGTCTGTTTTTTCTGACATAGTTTAATCTTCTTTAAATTTAAGAATGTAAAAGGGGGAGTTAAACTCCCTATATTACATTTCAATAATTAGTTTAATATCTTCAATTTGGTCAGCGGCTCTTGAAACTGCGCCTCTATTTTCAACATAGAGAATTTGACCTGTAAATCTTTGCATTTCTGGATGAGCAGAAGAGACACCAGATGCGGTGACATCAGCAACTTTTGTGCCAGCTTTATAGACTTCATCATCATTTGCAAATGCGACATATTCGCCACCTGCATTAGCAACAGGTAAAGTTTTTAGAGTATTACTTGTCTTAGATACAACTCTTACTTTAGCAGTGGTTGCTGATTCAGATGAAGCATCTGTAAGTAAGTCATCAACATTAATTGAAGAAGCATTATCAACTGTCAACATATTTGTTGCAGTCATTGTTGCATCTCCAGAAACAGCACCAGATGATGCTTTTACTGGATTCTTAATAAGACCAATTCTTCTGAAGTCATTGTCTGTTGGGAAATCACTAAACCCACCATCAAGACCTTCACCAAACTCTAATCTAGAGTTTACGATTGCATAGTTACCACCCATTTCTTCGATAGGGTTAGCACCATGACCATTAATTGGCGACATTATAATATGAACTGTAGCACCTGAACCACCTGCAATACCTGAAACATTGGAGTCTAATGTAGGTAGTGATGCTCTTTTATAACCTGTTCCCCAATAACTAGTACCAGAGCGATGATATACTTGAGTTAAATTACCTGAAGTGAAACTTAAAGTGACTTCTGCACCAGAACCGTCCCCTTGTACAGGAACATTAACTGTAAATGTATTTGATGAACCACTTGTGTAACCAGAACCGGCAGCGGTTACGACATAATGATAAATTGCACCGTCTACGGCAGCGTTTTCAACATCCCATTGAGCAGAACCATCATCATCAGCAGTTGAACCGAACCCACCATTTGTACCAGAACCCACTACAGCAGATTTAGCACCAAGTGATTTTACTGGTATAAAGTCGTTAGTGACAAACTTGATAACATCTGAAGCGGTAACTGAGTACATAAATTTCCACATATATCCTAAAGATGCACCTGTATCTGCGGTAACTTCAGGAACTGTTGTTGAAATAGTTGTTGGTTTAACTGTAGAATTTATAGTTGCACCATTACCATCAACACCTGTTCTTAAACATTTGTATACTTTAAATTCGTCTGTAATTACATAACCTCTTCCATCGAAGAAGTTAGATACATTTGTGACATTGGTTGTATTTGAAGCAGAATAGTTGTCTCTGTATTCATCATACTTAGTACCATCTGTCCAATTATATCTTACCAATCCATGTGAGATATCAGTTGAAGCAACTGCCTTTAGGGCAATCATGTCTTCATATACACCGATTTCTTCTGATTCTGAGTTTGCAGGAGGAGGTGGTTGTGTGTCATCTGCCCATGCGTGTGAACGACCAATAAAGACATAGTTCTTTTGACCACTCTCTGAGAAGTCTTCAATGAACTGCCTTGCATTGTGCGTTCTAAATTTTTCTGTGATTATTGCTGCCATTTTCTTTATAACTCCAAGTTATTTTTTATAATTCGTTCTATTATTTATAACAATGCCAAGGCACTATTTGTAATATTTGATGAATTAACATAGGAACTAAATGCTATATTAGTTCTTCTTCTCTGTTTCTTATCTATCTCTTCGACATATAAAAGACCTGTCATGTCACTCATCTGTTTAATTGTTAGTCCATCCTTTTCAGAATCTTCTGAAAGTAGACCACTTATGCCATCTTCTAATAAGATTCTATCTTCATCCATTGCACCATATTCTGTATTAACACCGTTTACATTGTTAGCGGCATTTCCAGATTCTAGATACATGGGTTTAGCTATCTTATAACAATTTTGGAATGCAATCTTATTTAGGGTTTTTAAAGTCGGACCAATTGGAATGAATGTATGTACCTCTTCGCCTGACTCTTCATCTACTACAGGAATACCATCTTCGAATACTATTCTAGAATTGTCTTCCATATACATGTAAGAATTGTCTAGTTCAATTGACCTTTCAGTCACAAAATACTCTCTAGTCTCAGGTACAGTTTCATCTTCTAGTAAGAAACTACCTGAACCATCTTCCATTAAAATCTTTTCACCATATAAGTCTCTATCGAATGGATCGAATCTTACATAGTTTAAAGGTTCTTCGTTTAAAATCTTTGTGCCGTCTTCATGTATCAATACTTCTTCTGACGGATGCCAGAACTGAAATACTTTACCAGAGTCAGCAGGTCTTATCGCAACATTACCGTATTCACTTGTCAATGGAACATTTGAATTATTCACATAGTAATCGTGGTCGGCAGTGTCGAGATTTAATACAGTCACAGCGCCATCTCTTCTTGGAGATTTTTGTATGAATGTATTGAATTCTGTTATTGTCGGTCTTCTAATTGATGATACAGTACTTGGGTCATTATCTATTTTAGTATCTAATGCACTTGTTATAAACTCTTTCCTGTTTAGAATGTTTAAATGACCTGCACCTTTGTGTTTGTCTGTTGATATGTTTGTACCTGATGCTTCTACATACTGAGTAATCATATCTTGGCCAGCAACTTCAGCCGAAGTAGTATGGAACAACATGAGAGTTTCTTTACTTAGATGTGCTACATTGTCTCTGGAGTCTTCATTTTCTAACAGATGACCATCTTCAGTTAGAACTCTAACTGATTTATCTCTAGTAGATTCTTCGAACAACATATTGTCTGTTGGGTATGCCTGAATGACAATTGTGGGAACAAACTCTGTAGAAATAATTCCCATTTTGTTCTGTTCATTAACATCGAATGGTATTTCTTTAACACCATCTAATGATGAACCTAAAAGTTGAGACTTGAGTGCAACCTCACCAAAGAATAAGTGACCTGATGGATGAACTAAGTCTTTAACTATAGAACGATACTTATTGATTGACTCACCAACTTTAATAACATAAGAGTGAGACTGATAGAATTTACTGTCTTGTATGTTTGCAACTTTAGAAGATAGATAACCTTTGTCACTTAAGAAACCATCGTTTATTAAACCTTCACCAGCAACTTTACCTCTTGCAGTATATGGGTCATTCTTAAGAATTAAGAAACTATCTGAACTTTCATAAGTTACCTTTTCATCATTGATGAACATACCCTTTAAGTTTTTATACTTGAGTATTTGTCTGATTGTATCGTAATTTTGAACTGTTGCAGTAGCACCAGAAATTACACCAGTAATTGTTATGCCTTTGTTTAGAGTACCCGATGGTGTAGTTATCAACATATTATGGAAAGATGTTGCTTCATCTAATACTGCATCTGAATCAAACTTACTACCTTGGTCTAGTAAAGTTACCTTCTCAATACCACCAATTCTAGATGACCATGCAAAGAACTTAGCACCTGTACCATCTGATACCTTAGCACTACTACAAACTTTAGTTGTAGAAGAATTTCCCCCTACTATGTTTTCGCCGGCTTGGAAAATACCAGTATCAGTACTAAATCTTTTAATTACGAGTCTGTTCTTTTTCGGTTCTAGTCTTAAAATTGTACCTGTAGCGTTTGAAGTAGAACCTGTAATAGTTTCACCCTTTTGGAATCCTGTTGTATCTTTAAAGTATAGATAACCACCTGGGAATGCTTGAGGCAGTGTTTCATATCCTGCACCACCACTTGTTATTTCGACTCGTCTTACTCTTTGGTCTGTTGATACAATTGAACCACCATCAGTATTTTGATATGCATTGATTAACATCTCTGTACCATCTTCGTACAGTAATCTACTCTTATCGGTAAATATCTCTACTCTTTCTCCGCCACTTAAATTTGGATTTGTTGTGAATGTTATCTTTTGTGGTTCTATACTATATGTTGATTGTGATTGAACTATGCCATCGATGTGAACTTCTAATGCACCGTGAAATCTGTTAATTGAAATTGGTTTGCCATGGTCATCTAATACATTATCGAATCTAGTTCCATTTTGTATTACACCACCAAATACAGTTTGGTTTGCAACTGCGGTTATTTCATACTGTTCATCTGCATGAGCATCTTCTAAGATTATCTCATCACCGACTGCACCAATGATACCTTCTGCACCACCTCCGCCTGTACCCTCGTCATCAAATACTACAATATCTCCACCACTGTAAGTTTGACCAGTAGTTTCTATGTAAATCTTTTCTACAGGACCTCTAGTTAGTCCTGTCACATTACCTAATGCCCTATTTGCATCTGTATCTGTTTTCGAACCAGTGAAGTTGATGAAGTCTTGAGGACTATACATAGAACCAATTGAAGTTTCTTCATGCAGTAAACCATTTCCAGATTCATCTAATATAGAACCAGTTGAGTCTTCTAATGAGAAATAGATTGAACCGTTTGTTGGGTCTACTGTAGATACAATACCTTTAACTGTTCCGATATACTCGGTGACACCATCTCTATCTAATACTTTTGCCTCTTTGTTGAACTCAAATGTTCCTCTATGGTCTTTCGATATAGAGAGTGAATACTCATTGTTTGCTAAATCTATTGGTGATACTTGTTCTACAACTGCCTCTGCTGTCACAATACTAGCATCGTTAATGTCATATTGTCTTATTCTATCAGTTGCTGATGGTACAGCTTGTGATAGATTCATTGAAATTGCAAGTCTTCTATCTTCACCATATCCCGATTCGGATGCGAATACAGTTTCGTCTATGGGGTAAGATATCTCGGCATCTTCACCATATAATAATCTCATCAAGAACTTAACAGAATCAGCAGTACCCTTTTGTTTGTACAGTGTTCCGATATTCTTAATAGTTAATCTTGCGTTTTGTGTCTCTTTTAAATCTAGGGATGGTACGAAATCTTTTTGGAAATACTGTAAAAATGTTTCCAATGTTTGGTCTATATCTGAATAATCTAATAGTCTGTTGTTTGCGACTACTTGGTTTTCTTTATATGTCTTAACTACACCGTTCTGATTACCATCTCTTCCTGTGATTGTTTCTGTCTCTGAGAAACCTGTACCCGATATAGTGTCTACTATTAATGTTAGACCATTAATAACTTTAATCTTTGCAACTGAACCACTTTTATTTCCGTAGATGTATTCACCTACTGAGAATGGTTCTATATCTCCCTCTTGTATTAACTTAGATGTTAATATATCAGGAGCAGAGGTTTCGGTACCTTCTTCAATCAGCACTGAAGAGGCTGTCTCAGAGGTACCGTCCTCGTATCGTATTCCTGTTAATTCACCTTTCGATGTCAGGACTATGATTTCGGATTCTAGGTACTCAAAATATGATTGTAGAAACAACTCAAATACTGGTGCCTCATCTCTGATATACTCAGGAAGAAGACTTGGTAGTCGAGTAGATAATCTATCTACAATGTGTTTTTCATGTGCCATTTATGAATCCTATTTGGTATTAGATACCAGCTACTGTTGAACCTGTTCCAACGATTGAGAGTGGATGCCAAACTAATGAACCCTCTGAACCCAATGCAATTAAGACACAAGCGCCACCAGTTTCTAAAAGAATCTGAGGAGCACCTGATGCATCTTTATAACCTGTGACGGTAATATCTGCATTATGTGAAACACCATCATCATTTCTTACGATGATTTTAATTTGTCCAACTGAAACACCTCTAGCAAGTGTAAACTGAACATCACCGCCTTCGCTGGTCATGTCTAGTGTTGTCACTGCTTTAGTGTTGCTGATTGCACCTGCATCTGTTAATGCTTCAACATCATCAAATGCAATGTAAGTTGGAAGATTGTTAAACATTCTTGCCAAACTCATTTTTTTATTAACCGGAGTTCCGCCTGGGTTATCAACCACATGTAGTAAATCTACACTGTTGACATCACCTGCCGCTATCTCTGTTAATGCTGTTATTTTCTTATCTGCCATTCTATTTTCCTCCTATAATCCAATTGAATGGGAAACTACTCATGGCATAAACCATGACCACTTTTTTCATATTATTAATAATTTGTACTAGATGTAGATACGAAACCTACCCCAGCACTACTCTCACCACTACTAATGGTGTCGACTTCGCCACTAACCCTAATGTCGTCAATGCTGATGTCAACTAGGGAACCCCTAATTGCAACAACATCGCCACTTGAAGGTATAACGGTGAAGTCTATCGATGTGTCACTATTTACTGTTGAAGTAAATTTGATGGCATCAATCGAAATCTTTCCACTGGCATAATCTATAGTACCAGCACTTTGGTCTGCGAATACTCTCGTACCACTATCTAATGAATATCGTCTGACATTACCAGAACCATCATCATCAAAGAAGTAGGTATTGACTGTATCGCCCTCGACCTTAAAACCTGTTGATGTTAAAATGCCCCCAGCAGTCTTGTTATGACCGTCATGAGGATGATAAAAACCATTTCCGAATATAACATTAAAACCTTCTGTAAGGCTTATCTTAAGATGTTTTCGTTTTTGCAATCTAACATTGGTTACATTGGATAGTATTGCAACATTCGTTTCATCAATCGCCTTGGCGAGATTTGAATGTCTGAATATACTATCGAAGTTGTTTAAATTTGTATTATCAAAAGAGACTATACCATTTCTTACTATGGTCTCTAACTCTCCTTTTGATAATGTAGTATCTGCTTCGTTGTATTTGAATACAGTAGTCAATAGAATTTTAACTATCTCTGCATCTACAATTACAGGTCTAACAGTCAACATGTTAAGTTGATTTAGTTTATTCTGTACTTGATTTTTTTCTACAGTTGATAAGTAATCTGAATTTTGTGGTTTAAGTGTTATGAATACTTTACCATACTCAGGTGGATCGTTGTCTTCACCACCCCACACTGCAACTGCATCGGCGTTGGGATAGTATTCTTGCACCTTTGCCTTATAGTCATTCAATGTGACTAATCTATTTTGTGATGTATAGAACTTTGTTGATTTAAACTTAATTGATTCAATAGATTCTTTCTCTGCACCGCCACCAGCAATTGTCAATGTCGTGATAGTAGCGTTTGAAAATCCATTGATTGTATCTGTAGATGTAAATATTTTTGCTCCATCAGCATGAATATCATCTACTGCAATGTAAGTGGCATTTATAACATCGCCATCATTTAAACCATTACCCAATACACCATCACCAAAGTATATCTCTAAAAATCCTTCTTCGTTTTCTTGTGCATAGAATACACGAGTTGAACTTGTAATTGTTGACACTTCTGTTGAGAGTGAATACTTTGATACTGAACCGTTTGAGTTTACAGATATTTCTAATCTGGATTTATCAACTCTTGCATTTGACAATACAAACTTTGCATTTTTAATCTGATTATCAAATACGAATGAATCTGTCACATACTGACCTTGAATGATATCTACCAATGCATAGGTGAATACTTGATTGTCTCTAATAGGTACTACTGAAGATGCATTAACAAAGTTATATGATACACCATCGAATGTTGTAGAGAAGTTGTGACCTCTGTTTAGGGTCATGTCATTCGCTGTTGGTATAGTTCCGTTTGCGTTAGCGATATTAGTAAGCTTAAGTTCAATCTGAGCAGCTGAAGCTCTTTCAGATGCAGGTGTAAACCCTAAGTCTTTTGCACGAGATACGACATTCTTTCTTAATTGTGCTGAGTCTAAGAACATTTCTGAGGCTGCAAGGTTTGTATTTAGACCACCAATATGTCCTGCATATGCCAACATGTCAATAAGAACTGACATGTTAGAACCTTCGAAGTCATAATCTTTAAATTTTTCTTGACCTTTAAGATAGGTCTTGATATTATCGCCAATTTCTTCGAAATCTAGGTCTGTTGCGTTTATTTGTGAACTTTTTATTGTCATTATCGTACCCTACTTACTGTAAAATCTACACTTGATTGTTTTAATCCGTTTCTAATAACATAACTGACTCTTACATCTATGTTGTTTGCCTCAGAATCACTTATATCCACTCTTATATTACCAATTCTAGGTTCTAATATTGATAATGATTCTATTATGTCTTTTGTTATTCTCTTTTTTGCGCCAATACCATCTAATTCGAATAATTGAGACCTCAAATTTGCACCAAAGTTTGGTTTAAATGGTCTTTCATAGTGATTGGTTAGCAAAATGTTTCTTACTGACCTCTTAACTGCATCTGAATCCTTCTTAGTTGTGATATCGCCTGATATAGGATTCGCACTAAATAGTATATCTAAGTCTGTATACTCGTTCTTCTGAGCATTTACTTTAGAATTAGGTTTTGAGTAGTCATTGAGATTTGCCATATATCTATTTATACATCTCCGTTATTATATTTTCAGTATTGATACACTTTCGGTTAATAAAGGTGCCGTACTGAAAATGACTTTAGGATTTAACCCACCCGATACTGTATAATCTGTTCCTATCTCTAATTCTACACCGTCTTTAAATACTTTTGTATCTCCTGATGCGACAGGAATATCAAATGTTGTTGTCTCACTATCTCCGTTCTTAAAATTAATACCACTATCGTCTCCTCTATCAGGAACATATGTGTTTACTTTTGGTTCTGTCTGAACTATACTTGTCAAACCTGCAATCGCACCAATCTTTGGTATTGATGGAGGGAAACCAATAAGTTTAAGTAAGTCACATAAAGTAAAAAAGATTGGTTTGAATATTGAACCCAAACCTATCGCACTAAAAAACTTCTTAACTAACTTAACCCAATCAAACATCAACTTCTTCTGCCAGTTTTGTTTGAAATCCTCAAATGCGATTTTGATTTCTACAATCTTATCTTCAATAGAGGTTACAGTTTCGTCTACTTTACCACCTATAATCTTTGCGATATCAAAACCAAAGATACTAAATTCATTTAATGCATCTGTTATCTGTTTATTGACACCATCAATCTCTTCTAATATTTTATCTCTTGCCTTTTGTTCTAACTCTGGGTCTTTTAGGTCTTCTACTAATTTATCTCTCTTTTCTTTGAACGATTTGATTGCATTATCAATTAGAGTAGGAATGTCCACAGTGAATAAAGATATGAGACTAGGCAAACCTAATGCATCCCATATCTCATCAAACTTATCAATCAACTTACCAAACACGGCATGTAAACCATTAGTTAAGAATTCTTGTATCTTAGTTTTAATGTATTGCCAAGTCATCTTTGCTTTCCATTCATCACACTTGACACCAAACTCTGCGTTAAACCCTCTAATCTTTTCTGGAATAAATGCAAAGAACTTATCTACAATCTTACTCTTCTTCTCGTTTAACTCTTTTAGTTTCTTCTCAAACTCTTCTTGGGTTATAACATCCTTTTTCAAGTCTTCTTTAATCTTTTCAAGTTCTGCAAGATGTTCTTTTGTTATTCCTGATATCTGGTCTTGTAATTCCTTTTGATATGCTGGGTCGAACAATCTAAGACAATCGATAGTCAATCCGAAGAGACTTAGTTTTAAAGAGACAGGTATAATTTTTGATATTAGTTCTGCAACTTTAGTTGGTACATAGATGTGAAACTCTTGTATGAATTCTGTAATCGCATCTTTCGCTTCTTTCTGCCAATTACGAGTCTGACCTTTCTTCCAATAAGGACTCAATATATCAGCAATCTTGTCCATAAACTTTTCTATGTCTTCAACAATCTTGTCTATTTCTTCTTGTGCTTCTACAGAAAGTTCATCACCTAGTTTTACTGCCTCTGCTTTTAACTCACCAGGGATTTTTGCGATATCGTTTATTGCATTGACTAAATCTTCTCTAGTTGGTAAAGAGAATATGTCATCATTCGGACAAGCAAACGAACTTGGAACTTGTAGTGTTATAGCCATTATGAATTCAGTTTCACTTCTGCACCATTGATTGATACTATTGGTGCGACAACTTCAACTTCATTACCTGAACTTAAGGTCATCTTCTTTTTAGAATGTACTTTTGTTTCGCCATCAACATTTACTGTTGCATCACCTAAAACTTTTATGTTTACTTTACCACCAACATAGAGTTCGTTATCTTTACATATAACTGTATAGTTATCATTGACTACTCTATGAATCTCATTACCATCTTTATCTATTTCATAGAAAGTACCTGTTCTATGTTCTATTGAAATTCTTTCGTTGTCTCGTGTATCATCTAACTCTACAATATGGCCTGACTCAGTATACAATGCTTTGTTGAAAGGATATAAAGGGGTTGCATTTGACTTAGCATTTGTGATATACTTGGACATATCCCTTGAGTCATACTTTGCATCACCTGTTGTAAATACATTTATATCTGTTGCATCTTTTACTAAAGGATAATAGGGTAATGTCTTTTCTGCCTCTGTAGATTCTGTTCTAACTGAACCTGTACCATCGTATTTTATACCTGCATCTTTAAGTAGATGCGGTGATTTATCTAAGGCAATTGATAATGAGTTTGGTCTTTGTGGAGCACTAGGCGGATTTAAACCATCGTTAGTTCCATCGTAATCAGTTTGTGTATTTCTTCTAGGGTCATTGAAACCTTTATCTACACCACGAAGAATTAATTCATCGGTTATAGTTTCTTTATATCCTTGTTGTGAGATACCTTGTTGAACACCCATGACAACAAAGTCTTGCATGTCTTCATCTCTCCAGAAACCAAATACAGTAGTTCCCTCTACGAGAGAATGTTGAATACCAAACCCACCAAGACCAGCATTTGTCGTGGGCATGATAACATGTGACCAAGGTAAGTCTGGTGAGGATATTTTATTCTTATCATCCGTATGACAACCATGAACACGAACTCTAACACGACCAATCTTCAATGGGTCGTTTCTATCTTCTACTATGCCGTAATACCAATCCATTATGATGCCTCTGGTTTAGATACTTTGTCTAATGGTTTATATGTTGTTATATCTACACCATAACTTTCTTTGATTGTTTGTAATGTCAACTTTCCTGTATTCGCTAATGGGTTTATACTTACAGTCATCTTACCTATTAGATATCTGTTATCCATCATTTCATCTCCAGGTTGGTCATCGTCCTTTTTCTCATGTGTTGGTAGAGTCAATCTGACTACAGTGCCAACTGAGATATCACTTCTAAATGGTATAACAACTTTAACTACATTTTGTTCAAACATAGATAATAATGCTCTTCTTTCAAGGGGTCCAGAATCTCTGTATTCTTGTCCCTTTTGTTGTGTTATAGATTTATTGTCACTAGCGTCTACTAATTTTGCTTCATCTGAAAATGCATTTGTCATATTTACTTTATGCATGACATAAGAATCGTATGATACATCTGGTGCAAAGTCTATAGTCTCTTCATTAAACTCTGGACTATCAGCAGAAGAAATCATATCATCTGCTTTGTAAATTGTTTCTGGTGAAGAACTTCTTATCATAGGAAACTTAGATACATGTCCGTCATCGTTTCCTCTTTCAAAGACTTTTGAAATAGAATATACATTTTCTTCTTCTAGTTTTCTAACTGGATCATAAGTTTTTAACATTGATGCATATGAACCATGAGATACACCTTTCATTGTATTGAATCTTTGTGGCATTTCATAATTTATTATTTGAGTATTTAATCCAACGAATTCTTCATTTAAGTCGTGGTCTTCGGTAGAAATATTGTTTCTTGGATAATGGTCAAACCCTATAGGAAATTCTCTTGAGACCATACTCTGAAAACCATCAAATCTAAATTCACCACTAAGAGTTTGATAAAAGAACATACTATTCTTCCAAGATTGGTTTGACTTCAACTCTGCATTTTCACATATGAAACTTATGAACTTATTAATGTTCCAATTTGGTACAACTACTTGATGATGTCCTGGTTCTGTTTCGTCCCATTTATCGTATGCAGTCTTTGGTAGAGTTTTGAAACCTGCGTTCTCTTCTAAGACTTGTAGCAACATATTAGAATACGAACCACGAAGAGTTTGATTAATTTTAGTCTTGTGACATATAAAGAATTTGGGGTCTACAAAATGTAGTACATATGATTTAGTAAGTTGGTCAATTGTTTTAATGTTAGTGACACTGTAAATTCTGAATACTTTATCAATAGAAAATTCTGGTGATGACATCTCGTCATTTGAACCTTCTCTTTGTCTCACTTTAATTGTGAGTGATTCTTGACCAACTAGTTTATAGTTTTTGATAATATCTAAACCATCAACAACAGTTATACGACCAGACAAGAATGGTTTATCTATTGATTCGTATATGGTTATGTTAGATGTTAATCCAAGTATATCTACTGATTCCTTTTCTGGATTTACTATAGATACTGAATCAACAACAAGTTCACCTTGTTGAAAATTATTACTCATGATGTCATTACTTTTTCAAATCTTCTCACTATGTTGTTTATGATATTGGGTGAGATGACTTTTATATGTCTCTTAGATTCGTTTAAATCGTATTCGCAATCATAGATTGTTTTTGAAGTATAACCTACGGCATCTTGATTTTTTCTAAGACCGTCTGCGTTCTCATAATACTTCACGCCATCTCTATGATTGATTACTGAACTTGGTGTAAATGTTCTTGTTGAAACTTTACCTGTTATTGTTTCGCCTGAAACAAAACTTCCTGATACAGTCTCAATTGCAATTCTGTATTTTTCGGGTTCAACAGTTATAATTCTTCCTTCTGCTGATACACTTGTGACCTTTTCGCCTAGTAAAAACTTATTAGCATCATCACCTGTAAATGATTTGGCAGATACAATCTCAGCAGTTGTAGTTCCTATAGCATACTGACCTGGGTATTTTTTATCAATGTATCTCTCAAATGTACCAACATCTTTATGCCAATCATAATAGTTTTCTATGTCATTGACAAGAAAGAATGTCCAATGTAGATTACCATTACCATACATCTTCGTTGCAAGTGTGTCTGGTCTTTCGCCATCGGTCAATGAGTATAGTTCATACTCTACTAATGAGTTTACTGATTCTTGTTCTATCTTAGACTTTCTAAAAAAGTCTTTGATATATACAATCTTACCATCAGCAAGTTGATATTGAATCTCTGGAAAATTACTAAAAAATTTATCAGCCATCTGGATCCTCTGGGTTTG